GGATATTCTCAGGGAGAAGTCACAGCACATCTTCAAGACGACGGTGGCCGTCAGAAAAGAAATTGCCAAGCATTACCGTGAAGAGTACCGAAAGATTGAGCAAGACCCTGATTATCAGGTAATTAGCTACATATAAAAACATCAGAAAGGTTGATAGTGGGGGCTGTCTGCGCTAACTTTAGCAAGCAACGAGGAGATAGTTATGTCACATGAGCAACTGAGCAAAGAGCTACTCGATACTTTTGTCAGTCAGAAGTATCACTGGAAGTCTCTAAGCCATGAGCAACAGATGTCGATGGCTATTGAGGTGATAAAGCATAGATACCTAGAAAAGCAGTATCTTGAATTTATCGACATGGTACTGGGCGACAAAGAAGCGTTCAGAAAATACAGAGAGCTGATTGGAGGTCAATATGAATAGTTTTTCAGGGGCGGTTGCGGTAGCAGTGTTGGCGCTTGGCGCTGTGGTTGCGATGTCTGGCGACTATCAAGAGCAACAGCAGATCGACGCTAATTATTGTCAGATGGTTAAGCTATACAAGGACTCTGCTGGGTCAAACGGCTGGCCTGACTACAGGGGCAACTATTCCGAGATTTGCGGAGATTAGCATGGACTTTAATCATGTGTTTTTGCGGAGATTAGCATGGACTTTAAGCATCGCAGTGGGAGTGGCCCAATGAATGATCTGCCCTATTGGATGTGCCGCAAGCTAGAGCGTGAACGCATTGTGTCCTCGCTTAACCAGGCAGAGCGGCTAGCCAAGATCACAGAGAAAGACTACGTGGTCTTATTTGATGGCAGGGTAATAGAAGCCGAAAAGAACAAAGAGGCGTATGCGGAATTTGTGACAATCAGAATGTGATGCCCTCAACTCCTACGGTGAGCCGTGGCATCGTAAAGTTTAATGCACAGCGCGGGGGCTATATCATAGGGCGCTAATTAAACTGTCCACGGTACTTTCTGTTTTCTGATAACCTATAAGTATGAGACAAATCGCGGTGTTAGAATGGAAGGCTATAATGCCAGGGGAGATGCCTGAAGATGAAGGCACCTACCTGGTGGCGTTTAGTGATGGGACTGTAGAGTCCTTTCCTATGGATACGGACGATTTACTGACTGGGCAAATCAGAGCAGGAGCGGCAAGGGGCGAGTATTGGGCTAACCCAATCCCGCACCCCAATGCGTAATGACTAAAACCTTAGAAATAGAATACCGCGATCAAAGCGGCCTTATCCCCTACGCAAACAACAGTAGGACGCACAGCGACGACCAAGTGAGTCAAGTCGCGGCGAGCATTAAGGAGTTTGGGTTTACCAATCCGATCCTAATTGATGAGAAGGGCGGGATCATTGCAGGCCACGGCAGGCTCATGGCGGCGAAAAAGCTGGGGCTGGAAAAGGTGCCTACCATTACGCTTGCGGGATTGTCTGAAGCGCAAAAGAAAGCCTACGTCATAGCAGACAATAAGCTGGCCTTAAATGCTGGCTGGGACACTACAGCCTTGACCGCAGAGTTGGAGCGGTTGCAGGAGCTAGACTTCAACCTTGATCTGACGGGCTTTGATGCTGACGAGTTGGCGCAGTTGCTTCAGCCCGAGCAGGTCGAGGGACTTACCGATGACGATGCAGTTCCAGAGGTGCCTGATGATCCGGTCACTGTTGAGGGTGACGTTTGGGTGCTAGGTAGGCATCGGCTTATGTGTGGTGACAGTACGAGCATAGATGCGGTTGAGCGTCTGATGAATGGGAAGAAGGCTGACGTTCTTTTCACAGACCCGCCTTATGGTATTGATTTTAAACCCCAGAGAGGCACCCACGGCAAAATCTTAAATGATGCACTTGAAGGTAAAGAGTTTGACGAATTTCTTGATGGCGTTTTTTCTTGTGCGTTATCGGTAATGAAGCCTGACACCTATGCGTTTGTTTGGACTGGTTGGTCAAAGCTGGGCAACTTTGAGAGGGCATTGCATAAGGCTTTCAAGATTCAAGCGTTTCATGTTTGGGTTAAAAACAACTTTGGTATTGGATATTACTCAAGGCCAAAGCATGAACCCTTCTACCTTTGCTTAAACGGCAAGCCGGTGTATCCATCAAAAGCACCTGCTGACGTATGGGAAGCGAAGAAGGTTACAAACACAGTTCACTCTTGCGAAAAGCCGGTCAATCTAATTATTGACATTTTGGACGCATATCACAAAAACAGCGCAACACTCGACCTATTCGGCGGCTCAGGTTCCACGCTAATCGCCTGTGAAAAGACCAACCGCAACGCCTACCTGATGGAACTTGATCCCAAATACTGCGACGTCATTATCAAACGCTGGCAGGACTTTACCGGAGAGAAAGCCATTCACGCTGACACTGGCGAGGCATTTGATGGCTAAGATCGGCAACCAAGGAGACGGCGGTGGCCGTCCATCAGTATATTTTGATGAAGCACAGGTTGCTCAAGTAGAGGCGCTTGCGTCCGTGCTATCAAAAAAGCAGATGGCTGATTACTTTGGTATAGCGGAGAACACGCTTAGGGCAGTAGAGGAGCGCCAGCCCGAGGTTTTTGAGGCGTATAAAAGAGGCAAGGGCAAAGCGATAGCATCAGTGGGGTCAAACCTGATCTCATTAGCCCAGAAAGGTAACGTCACGGCGGCTATCTTCTATCTCAAGACTCAAGCAGGGTGGCGAGAAAATCAGCCCGAAAACACAGAATTGCCACCGCTAGTCGTCAAGCTTGCTGAGTGAATCTAACAAAGCCACAGACTGAGATATTCACTAACGATACGCGCTTTCGTGTTGTTGTTGCTGGACGGAGATTTGGCAAGACGTTCTTATCTGCCGTCGAGCTTATCAGGGCGGCTCTACAGGGCGAGGATAGAAACTGCTGGTATATCGCGCCCACATACAAGGCGGCAAAGGAAATCGCCTGGGGAATGCTGATAGAAGCTATCCCGCCCGAGTACATCACCAAGACCAACGAGACGTCACTGAGCCTGCATCTGGCTAATGGCTCAATAATCAGCCTCAAGGGGGCAGAGAAGCCAGATAACCTTCGCGGACGCGCACTAGACTTTTGTGTCCTTGACGAGTTCGCAGATATGCGGAAGGAGGCGTGGTTTGAGGTAATCAGGCCATCACTCTCAGACCGTAAGGGATCAGCCATATTCATTGGCACCCCCAAAGGCCGCAACCATTTCTATGATCTCTGGACTAAGGGCGTCGATAAGGATGAGGGCTGGTCTTCACACCAGTACACCACGCTAGAGGGCGGGAACGTAGACGCCAATGAGATCACTGCGGCAAAGCAGGACTTAGATGAGCGCACCTTCGAGCAGGAGTACCAAGCGCGGTTTGTTAATTACTCAGGGGTGATCTATTACAACTTCAGCCGCGAGCAGTCCGTAGTCCGCTATCACGGCGAGCCAAGCCGCATACTGATAGGCATGGACTTCAACCTTGACCCGATGAGCGCGGTTGTAATGACCCGAAACGGGAACACTCTGCACGCCTTTGACGAGATCGTTATATTCGGATCAAACACCGACGAAATGGCCGACGAGATACGCAAGAGATTTGGCGTTAAAAATGTTACGATATACCCAGACCCTGCGTGCCGCCAGAGAAAGACATCTGCTGGTGGCCGCACTGATTTGTCGATACTGCAAAATGCAGGCTTTGAGGTAAAGGTTAGAAACTCGCACTCAGCGATAAGAGACAGAATTAACGCAGTCAATTCACGACTGCAATCAGCGGATGGCGTGAGGCAGTTATTTGTTGACCCAAAGTGCAAAAAGACCATTGAGTCACTTGAGCGCCAGACGTACAAGGAAGGAACCAGCCAGGTCAATAAAGACGATGGTTTCGATCACATGAATGATGCGCTTGGGTATGCGGTAGACTACCTATTTCCCATCCGCAAGCAATATGAGGCTCCTGCGCCTCAACGGTGGACTTGATGAAAATAGATATTGAGTACCAGCATCCCGATTATGAGACTCACGTTGAGCGGTGGGAGTTCTACCTGCGAAGCTACATGGGCGGTGCTGACTATCGTGAGGGCAACTACCTCACAGGTTATTTAAATGAGGACAGCAAGGCATACGGCAGACGCCTGGAGCTGACGCCCCTGGATAACCACTGCCGCAATGTCATCCATGTCTATTCGTCTTTCCTTTGGCGCATTAACCCAACCCGCAACTTTGAGGGCATGGAAGGAAGCCCCGACCTAGAGGCGTTTCTAAGGGACGCGAACCTGGACGGCCAAAACTTCAACTCCTTCATGCGTGAAGCGCAGATTTGGTCATCAGTCTACGGCCATGCCTGGATCATGGTGGACAAGCCAGAGTCGCAGGTAGGCACTAGAGCTGAAGAGCTGAACCAGGGCATCAGGCCATACGTCACGCTTATCACGCCTGAGAACGTCTACGATTGGCGCTGGGAGCGTATGCCATCAGGACGCCATGAGCTGACCTACCTCAAGGTCAGGGAGTCCGTTGATCGCGTAGATGGCACTACGACCGTCACCCACTTCCGCGAGTGGTACAAAGACAGGATCAAGTTGACGCGCTACGACGGCGCTACGGCAGATGTCGTTCAGCTCATAGATAACCCGATTGGGGTCATCCCTGCGGTCTACCTGCCAGCCAACCGATCTATCGTGCGCGGTGTGGGCATCTCAGACATCTCGGATGTGGCCTATATGCAAAAGGCCATCTATCAGGAGTTGAGCGAGATCGAGCAGTTGATCCGCATTTCCAACCATCCGACCTTGGTTAAGACCTACGACACAGACGCCTCAGCGGGAGCTGGTGCGGTCATCAATGTGGCAGACGATATTGACCCAGCTCTGCGTCCTTACCAGATGCAACCATCAGGGGCCAACCTGGACGCCATCAGAGCCTCTATAAGGGACAAAATAGAGTCGATCAATAGGATGACCCACATGGGCGCAGTACGCGGCACAGAGGCTATCACGCAGTCTGGCGTGGCCATGCAGACCGAGTTCCAGATGCTCAATGCCAAGCTCTCTGAGAAGGCCGACATCCTGGAGCTGGCCGAAGAGCAGTTGTGGCGGTTCTACTGCAAGTGGCAGGAACACGATGTCCATGAGGTGACGATCAGCTATCCCGACTCGTTTGATCTGCGCGACTACGCCCAGGAGCTTCAATTCCTCCAGCAGGTTCGTGCCAGCGGCGTCAAATCGGTTACGCTGTTGCGTGAGGTGGACAAGCAGATTGCCGACCTGGTGCTTGACGATGATGACCTGGTGGTTGCCCATCAAGAGATTACTGAGAACACCGTTGCGATTGGCGACTTCTCTGATAAGACTCAAATCTACAAGTACCACATGGATGCCGGCCTTGTTACGGCTAATGAAGTCCGTGAGAAGATTGGGCTTGATGAGGTGCCTGGCGGCGACTCACTGCTAACCGCCACTGCTGACGCGGCACAGCCAACTGAATAATGGCAACGGACAATCAGCATGATGACTACCTTGATCGACTGGCTGACAACCACCTTGAGAGATTGCTTGCGGCGCTATCGGTATTGGAGAATCGGATTGCTGATTATCTAGCAACGGCACCAGATCAGGCTGGCAAGCTCTTTGATGTTGAGTGGGCCATCTCTGCAAGAACAGAGCTTCAGCAAATCATAGAGCAAGAGTACGGCGTAACTGTTCAAAGTCTCTTAGATGACTATCCAGAGGTGGAGCGCAGGGCGCTGGAAATGCTAAATAATTACGGCAATTTTGCGCGTACTAGCCCAACTGTAATTCAGCAACTCCAGAGGCTTACCTTCCAGGGCTTTGAGGATATAGGCCGTACATATCTCGACAGTATATCCCAAGAGGTCTACCAGAACGCCCTAACTGGCCGGAGCAAGGCCGACATGATTAAGAGCATCCGGCAGACCATCAACGGCGTCTATATGCAGAGCGACCAGGCTGAGATCAACCGGCTTGTCGATATAGCCAAGAATGGTACGCCAGCCCAGTCAAAGGCGGCTATAGAGCGATTGCACACGATCTACGCGGCTGATAAAACGGGCAACAATATGCGCCGCTATGCCACGCAGATAGCGCAGGACAG